TAGCGCCCATTTTGGCTTGAATTAGCCCTGTTTGCGGTAGTGGGGGCGCGGCGCGTTGCGGTAATGGCAAAACAGCGCCCATGCCATCGGTTACGTCAGGATTAACTTCTAAATACGGCCAGTTGGTCGTATTGGCAGTTTTCCATTGCATTTCGTAGCCTTCAAACTGACCGCCATACCCAATAAACGGCGCTTTGGGCGCCAAGGCGAGCATCTCAGCCTCTTGGCTAGTCCAGTAGTTGTACATCCGCTGTGCATCTTTGGCGTTACGTACCAAGCCAGATATGTAAATCTGACCTTCTACTTCAAATTCGTTACCAATTACGCGTACCACGGGGATCCACTTGCCTGCCCACTCGCGTTCTTCTAAGGATTCAAAGCCATTGGTTTTCATCCACATGACTTTCTTGCGATCCACGCGGCGTGACTTAACGGGTTTTAATCCCATCGCCTTCATCTGTTTATCTTCAGGTGATTTATCAAAATACGATTGATTGCCTGGGTACAGATTGAGCGTTGCGTCCTCATGCTTGTAGTAAAAATACTCAGCGATACGGATGGTGTCCTCGGTGAGCCACTGGCTTAGGTACTGATCGCCTACGCCACTAGCCAATATAGAACTTAGGGGCGCGGCGTTTGGATACTCGCGCTCGTATTCTTGTTTGGTAATGTCTTGTGTAATAAAGCACCACTCGGCGTCTGCGCCTGTGGGGTCTTGCGACATCGGATCCATGTACACGGAGAAGCTGTTGCGTACTCGTCCAATACGTAGGTCTTGATCGAAGGTGTCCTCGTCGCAATACTCAGTCAAAATGCGGATGTAACCTTCACCATAGGTGACTTGGTTCTCGCAGGCTGTATCGTACGCCACGTCTGCGTCGCTCATGTACTCAATGTGACGCACCATGCCGTCATAAATAGCCGCTACTTCCACGTCCGCTTTATCGTCCGCAGGGATTACTTTGCCCGATGGACGGTTCTGCCGTTGCTCGTTGGTTACTTGACGGACGTGCTGTGGCAGTTTGTTGATTGTTAGGCATGGACGCGCATTGATCGTTTGACCTTGCACTGCGCCTCTAGTAGCCAATACGTCCGCAGGCCATTGCCATTGGTTGTCTGGCGAGCCTGCCATAAAGCGTAAGTCGTCTAGTTCGTCCTCACGGCTGTCACTATACGCGGCAATCGCCATCGTATAGCGTGAGCGCATCTCATCTAAAGTATCACGGTGGTCGGCTGGATCACCCTGTGGGCTACCCCGCGCAGACACTTCTCCCGCTTTATTGATGCCTGTTGGGTCTTGATTGATTGTTGCCATTATCTGCCACGTCCACTCGCTCGTTTCATGGGTTTAGCCGCAGCGCGTTTGGTCGCATAGGCGATGGCAACGGCCTGTTTGACGGGTTTGCCGGCTTTTACTTCAGCACGGACGTTAGAACGGAAGGCCTCTTTGCTTGTCGATTTTTTCAATGGCATAATTATTTCGCTTTCTTTGCAGGCTTGGCTGTTTTAGCCGATTCTTTGAACGCTTTGGCAGTTGGCGCACCTTTAGCGCCTACTTTGCGCATTTTCTCACCAGATCCAGCTTCGATGCGCTTGCGTTTAGCGTGAATGTTTGCATAAAGACCAGGTTTAGTCGCCATTGTTTTCTTCCTTTTAGCAGTTCCAGCTTTTGAGCGCGGCTTTCGCGCGGGGAGCGTCGCCTTTTGCGTTCTTGACGACACCTGACATTCTTGCACAGAATGATTTTTTACGTCCTGCGTCCGCTTTAGTCTTAGGATTTGGAGCAGGCGCTTTAAGATTTGCATTATTTTTTGCATTGTAGGCCTTTCGACCTGCTGCGGTCATGCCTGCACCTTCAGCAGTTGATTTGTAGTTACGACCTTTGCCCGTAGTCGTGCGGGGAATGGGTTTATCATGTGATTTTTTTGTCGCCATTTATGCTCCCATCCAAGAGTTTACGATTCCATGCTGAGAATAAGACCGATTAGGGCGCTTGTCAACATATTCACGATGCGCTACAGGGTATGCGAATGTGAGCGCAATAGCGTCTGCAGCGTCGGGTGACGCTAGACCTCTCGCCTTCATGTCTTTTTTGCTCTCCAAAAATATCGCACCCTTACTGTCTGGCTTCATCAATGGACTGATTAGGTCAGTCTTGAGCGTTCTGTCCTTGGGTATGCTGGCCGTTTTGAGCCATTCGCGCATATCGCCCCACATCTCCGCCCGTTTGTTGCCATACATCATCATGTTTTTGGACTTGTTCGAGAAGTTCACACCCTTGACCTTGTAGCGCTGCTCCTTCATGCGATCCACCACCCCAGCGCCTAGCCCGCCTTCGTCAATGTTGACTAACACCGGCTTATATTCTTCCATGCACTCAATGATGCGCCCCACCGTTTCCATCGTATCGTCGCCTTTGAAGCGCTTGATTGCAATAATGTCACGCCCTTGGCGCACCGCAATAACGGTTGAGTCCGCCCCGAACCGTGCAGGATCGACGCCCAATATGATGGGCGCGGTCTGATCCTTATAGCGCTCTCGTTCCATTGCTTCATCAACAATGTGCGAGCCAATGAACTGATCGTCACTTGCGTTGGGAAATTCACCAAACACCTCAACGTGCGCCTGGGCAGAATCGGCGCCATATTCATCAATAATCTGCTGATAGACCGCCTTATCCGTACCTTCCACGGTTCTAGCGTCTACGATCTTATTCTTCCAAAACTCCCGCTTGGAGTGGAAGGATTCGTAAAAATACCCGCTATTGCGCCGTGGGTTGGAAAACGCTAACCAAAAGCGATTCGGGGTGTTCTCTGTGAAGAAGCCACTCGCCACCGACCAGATCGAGTCATCAATACCCGAAGCCTCGTCAAACACGAGCATTACGCCTGAGAAGTTATGCACCCCTGCGTAACTGTCTGGATTCTCCGCCGACCAGAGTCGACCTTCCACACCCCAATATCTCGTACCCAGCTTCAAGTCGCGCTCGACCAGTTCAGTCAGCCATTTGGCTGGCATCACACGGGTTGCCGATACTTCAAACCAATGGGTGTTCATGGCCATACTGAGCCACTTGGTAATCTCCGCCCAGGTGACCGAGCGCAGCTGCGCTTCGCTGTTGGCCGACACAATAGTGGTCGAGCCAATGCGGGTAGTCATCATCCAAATCACTAGCCAGGACACCAAGGCCGACTTGCCAATACCACGACCAGACGAGGTGGCCATGCGGAATGTATCAAAGTCGACTTTGCCGTTGTTCTGTTTGATGTGTTCAGTCAGTTCAGTCAACACTTCCCGTTGCCACTTGCGTGGGCCAGTGAAGTGTTCTAAGGGCGTACCCGCTTTGCCCCACGGGAAGGCGTACAGCACGAACGCTAATGGATTGTCTTTAATGATGGGCGACCACAGCCGCGCCATCAATTCTTGTTCGTCTTGCGCACTATAAATTGTGGTTTGCATTACGCTGCTTTTTGCTTCTGTTTGTTAGGTTCCACGTGGAACTGAGGGTTATTACTTAGTTCTTTGGGCGGGGTGACGTCAGTAAACACGCCTTCGATGACTCGACGCTGTGCGTCCTCAAGAGCCTGCGTAACGCTAATTCGTTGTTCAATGTCGATTGAAAGTTGTTGCTTGGCGACCCATCCGTGCTGGTGCTGGAGGATGGCGAGGGCGGCTTTCGCATCACCGCTTGCTGCAGCAGCGTGCAACTGTTGACTGGCTTCACGTTCACCTTCGGCTCTCCCTTGTAGTTCAGCAAATTCGGCAGCTGGATCCATTAGGCACAACTGCCGATATTCAGTGGGCAACATTCCAGCAGCGATCGCTAACGCGTCGCCTTTTAGACCGAGCTTGGCAGCTTCTTTAATGGCGTTAAGCCTAACTTCAGTTGCTTCGAGCTTACGGACTTCGTATGGATAGCTGTTAAACATAGGGCTGAGTGTAATGGATTTTTTGCAAAAAGAAAAAAAATTGTTCGTAACACCACCGCTGACACAAGGCCCTGACCCCCGGCCCTGGGGGGGGTGCTTGCCTAATTTTTAAGCAACAAGCCTGAAAGCCTTGTAGCATAAGGCTTGCAAGCCCATGCAAGCCCGAAAGCCTTATAGCGTAAGGGCTGGCGGGCGTTAGTCATGTAGTCATGTAGCCATGCGGATTTGGGCGCGGGGCGCGTGGCCATGCAGCCGGTCAACGGGCGGGCGCGATACCCGGCAGCCGATCACCAGGGCGCAGCCGAGCGCGTGGCCATGTAGTCATGTATTCAACCCTTTTTATTTTGACTACATGACTAACAATTAGGGGCGTGCAGTTTGCAAACTGGCGGCAGCGCGGGCGCGTGACCAGCTAAAATGTTAGTCATGTAGTCATTTTAGTCACCCATTTTTAGTCGCTACCCGTAATCGTTGCAGTGCAACATAATTGTAGATTTTAAG